ATCCCTTATCAAGTGAAATTACCTTTACATATTTCTCCGCAAAATATACTGGATCTTTGCTACATTTAAGATATTCTTGGAGTTTTTCTGGTGTCCATTGTTCTTGTACACCGTCTCTTTTGACATTAGGATTTCCCAGATATGTCCTTAACTGGTTCAGCATTAATTATTTCACCCTGTTGAAGCAATTTTTGAATTTCAGCAGTAGATCCCAAATAGAAATTATTCTGCTGATTCTCAACTTGCTTTACTTCATCCTTTTTCTCGAGCTCTTTTTGTTTCTTATTTAAATCCATCAACTTATCGTTGACGTCAGAAACATTCTTAATAAGAGTAGATAATACTTCGTAAGCTCGAGGATGTTCAGATTCTCGAGCAACATCAATCATACTTTCAAGAGCATCTTTACCTTTTTCAATTAATTCATAATAGGTTTCACGAGAATAATCGTAATCATTTTTTGTGTTGTCATTATCAGGAGATGTCACTATCAGCACCATAGTCAGTACGTGTGAATCCAAAATCGGAGTCACCTAATATATTTACACCATCAGAATCTGGTGTTACTTGAATCGTTAATAGTCTAATATCAGAATCAGCAAGAGTGCCAGCTCCTATATCAAATATCTTAGCTCTAGAATCACGAATAATTTTACTCGTATTAACTGCTCCGTGATACTTAATTCTCATTTCGAAATCTATTGTATATATGAGAGTTCTACGAGCTCCAAGTTCTCCTTCAAAATCGTCGGAAAAACTTACACCTAATATAGTAACTGGCACATCTTCTAAAACATCCGGATATTCAGCAAAAGGTTTCATTGTTACGCTGTATTGCGGATTAAACGTAGGTAAAATTTGCTCAACTAATTGTAAAGCGTCATCTTGTGTTTTAGCGTAAATATTTAATTGAAATGAAATTACATATGGAACATCAGTGTAAAACTTATTTCTATTTGTGTCAGCTGTACCAAACCGAGTAAAGTTATTTGTCTTAGATAATTGTCTTTGGTTATCATACGAAAAAGCTGTAATCTCAAAAGACATCCGCGGAAGCTTAATTGCTACTTTAGTATCTGTAGTTAAGTCTGGATTTTCTCTAATACGTTCAAGATATTTAGATTTTGGAGCATATGATAATGGAACTTTTACTTGAGAAATAACTCCGCCACTACTATTTTTACGAAGCACATACAAGTTATTAAACAGTTTACCGAAAAGAGCAACTGCTTTTCTTGTTTTCTCGTGATAAAAGTGTCCACCAAACATTAGCTTTTATAAATTCCTTGTAAGTGATCTTCAAAAGCTTCAACTTTTTCTAATCTATTTGGCCAGAGAATATAGTCTTTCTCTGGATTCTTTTTCAAGTTATTGAGTAAAGGCACAATAGCATTGTATAATTTATCTAGTTTTTCTTGTGTTGATTTGGCTTCAACCGCAACGTCACCAACAGCTTTTTGAGCGTCTTGAACAGATTGAAGTTCATCTTCATCTACTGCAGTAAAGCCAAAATCAAAAAAATCGTCTACCATTAATTATCCTCCGGATCACCAAATGGGTTAGACTCAGTAAAGTCAAGGAAGTCATCGACATAATCTGAGAAGAATGTATTTTGTTCGTTTTCTGATATCTTATTCTCTTCAGCAACAGCCGTGATAACGAAGTCTGAATCACCGATAAGAGTATTATCTCTACCAGAAATAGTAATCTTAAGAGCAGCAGAATCTGAAGTTACAAAATTTCTGTACAAGCCATCACTTGCTCCAACATGACCAAGATAAAGCAGATCATCACTGTCAGAATACTTCATTACTTCACCAGATATAGTTACTCCACCTGGTAATGTTTGTGTAGCGGTCTGACCTGGAAGTGTGTAATAACTAGACGAATCTAGTGTAAGCACATACTGGTATGAATATCTTTCTTCAATATCTTGAATAGCGGCGACACTGGTATCAAAGTCTTCATCGTTATACTCAAACAGATGAGCACGACATTTAAATACTGGAAGATTAGACAATTGATAGAAAGGTAATTCATGCTCTACATGAGTAATTTCGAACATTGAATTTGAAAGAGGAAGATATATCAGATCACCTTCTCTCGGTCTATCACCTGAGATATCGTTATCATATCTTGAAACTGTCTGTGACCATCTACGTCTTGCCACAACAAATGTAGCCTCATCTCTAATCTCAACACCGAATCGAGTAAAGAGATCTCCCTCACCTTCGAATCCTTCGATGTTGTCAATATACATTTCAACTTTATACGACGAATTAAATGAAGAAGGAACGTCTTCACCAAAGACTTTATTTTCATTTACAATATCGCGCGGTAAGTAATAGACATCTTGCCCATACATCTTAATAGATTCAAGAACAATATCTTCGTAAAGATTTTGTTCTGATCTTACTGCTTGATTAACATAAAAATTAGTAGCCATAATTTACCCCACAAAGAAATCTGCAGGCATTTCGTGTTCGAGTCTGATTCTTTCTCTTAAGTCCTGAATTTCTCCTGTAGCGTCGTCAAATAACTGGCGGCCATTGATAATAACTCCACCAGGTAACTGCATACCTTCGAACTTAATAAGATTCATCCCCCATTGAAGTTTAAACAATGCAGTTGTATATTCTTTTAACCACATATCGTTATAGATTGAAGTGTGAGTATTTGGATCAATCGTACTATAGTATTCGTATACAATATAATCACCAGCTGCCACATCTAAATCTTGAAAATGTCCCTGAATGTAAATTCTATTCTGTCTACGAGCAAAGTCAACCATTGTTTGACCGTTGAGAGTCATGTCAAGCAATGAAAGATATTGTTGAATTTGTTCGTAATAAGCAATATCACCAGCAAACTGAGACATATCAGTGATTTCTGATAAGTGCAATTGATATCGAAGATTAAATAAGTTCTTCGAAGCTGTAGCACTTGTAATTAGAGGAAATACTTTTGAGACAAAATGAACATTCGAAGAAGTCGTAATGTACTTATTCGTGATATCATCTGCAGTTAACTGATGAGCTTCATACGCTCTATAAGTAGCATCAGAGTGAAATTCTTGGTAATACTGTATTGCTTCGTCAACTCGATCTTCGAGCTGATCTTCGTCGACGTTGATCTCAATGACTGGATCACCGAGTCTCCGTTTACAATAATCAATTAGCGTTTGCCTTGAATTAGGATTAGCCATTAGCTACCAGCTCCAATTACTGTCTTAAGAGTTGTTCCAGCACTGTTCTTAATTACCAAAGTAGAAGCACTCGCAAGTTGAGTTGAACTAATTGATCCAGCTGTTACCGAAAGCGTATGAGCGACACCTTCACCGGTAGTTGCTCCAGAACTCGTGATCGTTGAGCTACCAGTAATTGTACCAACATAGTTACCAGTTGTGTCTGTTCCAAGAGCAACTGAGTTAGCAGCAATTGTCGCCGCAATACTTACGTTACCGGTGCCATCGAACGATGCTGAAGTACCAGTTACGTCACCAGTTAACGAAATTGTTCTACCAGTAGCAAGAGCCGTTGCAGTAGAAGCGTTACCACTTAAAGCACCTGAGAACGTAGTTGCTGTAATTGTTCCTGCACTAAAGTTACCAGATCCGTCTCGGAATACGATAGTTGATCCAGTGTTCGCATTCGTAGCATTTGAACTAACTGTGAATGTTCCACCTTCTGAGTTAACAGATCCTGAGATACCGTTACCAGATGTAGCACCTTGTTGTACGTAACTACCGGTTGTGTCTGTTCCAAGAGCAACTGAGTTAGCAGCAATTGTTGCCGCAATACTTACGTTGCCAGATCCGTCAAATGATCCACTCGTACCGGTAACATCTCCAGTTAAAGAGATTGTCCGGCCATTTGCTAGCGCAGTAGCCGTAGTTGCGTTACCAGAAAGCGCACCGGTGACGTTACCAGTTACGTTACCGGTAAGATTACCTTCAAACGTACCAGCTACAAGAGTAGCTGCGTTATAGGAACTATCTGTAGGATCAATTGAACCTTCAACTTCTGGATAATACTGATCGAACATCCGGAACTTTTCAGCAGATACATCGTAGTACACACCAATATGTGTATAACCTACGCCTGATGCTCCAGTATTTCTATTTGATCCCCAACCAGTGTCAACATTAACTGGTGAGGCAGTACCTGTCCATTTGTCTCCAGAAGTGTGACCGGTTGTAGCACCAAAGTCGATTGAAATACCAAAGGCTAGTTCTTGTGCTGCTCCAGTGATTGAAATTCCAGTAGCAACCGCTCCGACTCCAGAATCATGACCCCATTCAAAAGTATCTGTTCCACCGGTTCCATCAATCTTCACATAGAATCCTTTGGCTGTTTCAGTACCTTTGTAATGTCCTGAGAAGAACGCGTCATCAAGACCAGTGCCTACAAATGCCGTATTTGTTTCACCAATCGTATCACCAGCGTTAAAGTAGTTAAACGCACCACCGATTGAGATATTTTCGGTAGAAGCAATTGTTTGAGTACCAAGAACCGTAAGGTTACCATCAACCTGAAGATCAGCACCAACATGAGCAGCACCTTGAACTCTGAATGTATTCACCGAGTGATTCTGTTGGTTAATAACAACTCGTCCAGCATTTGCGTCTGATTTCACAACCCAACCGAGACACATTGGATAGTTAGGATATGTTGGAGGAGCATTCTGTACAGCACCGTCTGTTAGACCAGCAAAGAAGTTTTGTCCAGCTGAAAGTCCAGAAGTATCAAATCCATCAATAACACCAGCCACAACAATAAAACCATATGAAGCGTCTGCAATATCTTCTGCAGCCAAACCTTGAACGTTGTATTTAGTTGCTGATGTAGCATTTGCTAGAGCGACTGTTGGTGATTCGATACCAGCTGTCGACGTAATGTTACCAGAATAATAGAGTGGTTTACCTTTGGCGATAGTTACACCGGTGTTATTATAAACACGCTCAACCATCTGCATTCCAATTTCAATCGGAACATCAAGATCGTTATAATAGTTGAGATTCTTATGATACGGATCGTACCAGACAGCACCTTCTTCAAAAGCGATATGACTATCAACGTAAGTAGTGTTAAAGCTAACTTGGTCAACTACGGCAGAATCCATAGTTACTTTAGCAAAGGTAACGTCACTCGTAGTTCCAACATCCTGACCAATTGCAAATTCGCCAGTTCCACTTGTATATGTGACGCCGGTTCCACCGGAAAAATGAGCTCGAGCTTCAGCAGCAGAAGGGCCGGTGTAAGTAAAGTTACCAGTGGCAGAATCGTAAGTTAGAGATCCGTCTCCACCAGTATCTAATACTTGAAAATGAGCTCTTGCTTCGGCGGCTGAAGGGCCGGTGTAAGTAAAGTTACCAGTGGCAGAATCATAAGTAAAGGAACCATCACCACCAAGATCTAATGCTTGGAAATGAGCACGTGCTTCAGAAGCAGAAGGTCCGGTGTAAGTAAACACACCAGTACCAGCATTATACGAGAAAGAACCATCGCCTCCAGCGTCTGTGGCAGAAACAGCATTTTTGGCATCGGAATCAGCTCGTGCAGTAGTAAAGAAAAGATTAGTGGAACCTTCGGTAAGATCATCAGTGGTATTATTCTGTAGAGAAGCTGCAGCAATTGCTGACGCCGCGCCTGTACTATCTTGAATAGACAGCTGGTTTCCATCAGCTCTCAACTTTACTCCACCAAGATGAATAGTTCCACTTGATAAATAAATGTCTCTGAACTTAAGAGATGCTGTACCGATATCATACGTCGAATCAGCATCAGGAGTAATATGACCCCCGACCTGAAGCGCGTTACCGCTTATATCAAGTCTGTCACCGTCGGATATCTCTCGGAGAATAGATCCTTCGATTACAATTGGAATGCGATCTGCCATGTTTTACGTTCCTTTTGGTCTATTTATACTAGTTATAACGCGATTAATACTTCCGCACTATCTTCATCTAAAATCGTGACTGTGTTACCTAGAGATATAATACCTCCAGTAAATGCTACAGTTTCAATCACCTCTAAGCTGTATTGATTAGAATCTCTGTCTTTGAAATTCAAAAATGTTCCAGTAGCTTCTTGTCTCGCTCCAACATAAGCTGAATCAATCAACTTAAACATATGATCAACAGTAAGCAACGTACCTGTTGAATCTGGTAGAGTTAAAGCATGATCAGCTGTATATGTACCTGGTTGAATTGATTGTTGATAAGAATCAGTCTGAAAAATTAATTTTTCCTGTACTCCTAATTCAATACCAGTTCTGTTGATACTTAGTTTTGTTCTATCAAATCCTGATTGAGCAATTTGGAATTTGATTTCACCATCTTCACTATCAGCTGATGCATCATCAATAAACGCTTCGATCGATCCATATTTAATTTCAGAATCAACTGAATTTCTACCACGAAACTCAATTAATCCAATAGCATCTGAATCAGCTGGAGAAGAGCTATTTCTATCTAATATTAAGTGCGGACCAAAGCTAGCACCATTGTCAATATCAACATACTTAATTTCAGGTGAAGTAATTACTCGAGCTCTTTCACCAACCCAAGCTGAATCAACCAAAACACCATCATATACAAAACCACCACTAACAGAAAGAGGAATATTATTTAATATTTCAAACCCAGTAGCAGATTGTCTAGTAGCAAGAGTATAGAATCCATTTTCAAGTACAAATGTTTCAATTGAACCATCTTCGCTGTCACCAGATGCGTCTTTAATAACTCCGCGAATCTTTGCAAACTCTTGAGCATTACCAGAATCATCTTGACCTTTAAAGATAATTTGACCAATTAAATCAGAATCAGCTGGAGAAGCTGAATTTCTATAAAGAGTAAGAGTTGGACCAACTGCAGCATCGTCTTGAGTCGTGGTGATTGTAATATCACCTTCGAAGTTCTTTGCAAATGATGTTACCCAGTCAGAGTCAATTGTTCTACCGTTGATCGCCAACGTAGTAAACGTACCAGAGTCAACGGACAGTTGACTGATTTGACCAGTACCATAATTCAGAGTAGTACCAGAAATATCTGTAATTACAGCCGAATCAGCAGAGAGATTAGTTAACGTAGAAGAATCTGCGTTAAGAATACCAGTTACAGTAGTACCGTACTTAGTTGTTTCTAATTTTTTGTTATTGTCCCAATAAAGATCAACCGAGCCGCCAGTTGTACCATGAACAAGAGTCTCTGTTCCAGCTCCTCCCATTAATCTTACATTGGCACTTTGAATCCTTAAATCACCAAAGCCAGCATTATTAAGTATAGTTCTAAAATTATTACCATCATGGTAGATTTGTAGATCATTATCGGTACCAAAGCTTAATCTCTGATTATCACCGAAACCTTTAATCGGTGTTGAAAATGATCCACCATCAGCAGTATTAATCGTAAATGTACCGGTCGAAGAATCCCAAGACGTGCTGTCGACACCAGCAACTACTACGGTACCAATACTATCAATGAAACCTGAAGTATTAACAGTGATGACAGGAATTTCAGTAGTGCTGCCATAAGTACCTGAATCAACAGTAGCTGCTCTAGAAAGTGTAGTAGTTGAAATACTAGTTGCGTTCAAGTTTGTTAACGTAGCGGAATCAGCATTCAAATGTCCATCAACATCAACTGCTCGGTTGAAGTTAATCAAGTCGCCGGTTGTTACGTATTTCATTTCAGGCGGAGTTGCAA